CCAGGCTTCTTCAGGAAATCCGACCAAAAATAACGCCGCCCCCGCGGCCGGCAGAAACGATCCTTGCCCCTGCGGCAGCGGGAAGAAGTATAAGAAGTGCCATGGTTCGTAGAGGATAGGGAAAACCCCGAAAAACCTCGTAAATAGCTCGAAAAAAGGCGAAAGCCCCGTGAGAAATCACGGGGCTTTTGTATTGCGATTTGGCGGCAGGGAAAAAATAACTTTATTCGCCCGCACGCCGCCAGATCGGAGGACAAAACCCTCCAAAAGGTCGGGCAGCCGACGCCAAAGATCGGCAACCATTAATCACGCAGCACAAGCAGATGACTACAAAACAAGAGATAGCGAAAATCATACGCAAGCGGATTCCGAGCGTAGTCGAGGAGCGAGTCCTCCCGCCAATGCTCGACGAAGTCGCTGAGTGGAGCGGGGAGCTTGCTGGAAAGCTAACCACCCTCTCGGCTGACGATGAGAAAAAGGTCGAAAAGGCATGGGAAGCGCTGCATCGGGCGCTGATTGCAGAAACCCTAAAGCAGCTTAAAAACCATGCAAAAACAAAAAATTATTAACCAAACGAAAAGACCCCCCGAAGGGAGTCCCGAGACAAGCTAACAACTCAATTGTCTCAAAACAACCTTCGGAAGTCAATAACAACATTATGCACAACACATTAAACACACCGCAGGCGCAAGTTCGCAGAGGGCAGCCGACAAAGGCGGCAGCGCCAACGGCTCAAAAGCCGCAGCCCCAAGACACATTCTTCACGCCGATCGGAAACACAAAACCCTACTTCAAAGCAGGGTTCGAAGGTTTCGCTGGATCGGGAAAAACCTACACCGCAGCGCTGGTGGCGATTGGACTCCATAAGAAAATCCAATCGAAAAAGCCCGTCGTCATTTTCGATACTGAAAAGGCGGCGAAATTCCTCAAGCCGATTTTCACCGAAGCAGGCATTGAGGTGCTCGTCCGCGAGTCGAAATCGCTCGCCGACCTCAAAGAGACAATGACCCGCTTAAGGCAGGGCGCAAGCGACGTCCTCCTTATCGATTCAATCTCCCACGTCTGGGAAAACTTCCTGCAATCCTACGCCGAGAAGGTGCGCCGCACCCGCCTCGAATTCCAAGATTGGGGCGTGATCAAGCCGACGTGGAAACGGGAGTTCAGCGACCTGTTCGTGCAAGACCCGTACCACATCATCATGAACGGGCGCGCGGGCTATGAGTACGACAACGAAAAGAACGCCGATACGGGCAAGCGCGAGATATTCAAATCGGGAATCAAGATGAAGGTGGAGGGCGAAACCGCCTACGAACCCGATATGCTCGTCCTCATGGAACGCTTCGAGGAAGTGCTCGGAGACGACAAAAAAGTATGGCGCGAGGCAACGGTTATCAAAGACCGCTCGACACTCCTCGACGGCAAGACATTTAAGAATCCGTCGTTCGAGAACTTCGCCCCGTCAATCGACGCGATGCTTGAAAATCCGCTGCCCCGAGACGCATTCGCAATGCCCGAGGGCGACACAGGACTCTTGTTCAGAACAGAGGAGGAAAAATTTGAGTGGCGCAGGGAGCGCGACAAGGCGCTCGAGGAGCTGGACGGCTTGCTTACCCGAATTGACCCAGCGTCAACGGGCAAGGGAAAGCAGCTCAAGCTCGACCTGCTCGATAAGATATTCGGCACAACCAGCATGACCGCAATCGGAGAGCTCCGACCCGAGCAGATCATGGAAGGATACAAAAAAATCGGGCTCGAAGCGGTCAAGATGGGCATCGCCGAGATTGTCGAAGTAGACGGACGAAAGCGACTCGTTGCCAAGCCGACGGGTAATGGCAATGGAAACGGAAATGGGCACGGGGACGAACCCAATAAAAAACCCGCCGAGGCAAGAAGGGAAGCTAAGAAATAAGGCAATTAGCTTCCGACTCAGCCCTCATCGCGGGAGCGTGAGGTCTGAGATGGGAAGCGAATCCCAAAGGTCGAGACAAGCTAACACAAAAATTTAAAAACAATGAAATACCAATTCAACCTTGAATGGGACGAACTGCCCGAGGATTTCAAGGAGCAAAAAATAAAAGAATGGATCGAGAGCGGCGATTCCCGCGACTGCGAGGACTGCGACGGAACGGGCAGCATAACCGAAAAAATTCCCGCACACCAAGAAGCTGGAGAAGTCGTAGACGAGCAGGTCAAAGAGTGGGGATGCAAAACCTGCGACGGAGAAGGAAAGGTTGATCCCGATCCCGACGATTTACACCAGCAAGAGGAAGCAGAGGAATACATCAAGGCGCACTTCCCCATTTATTTCTGATGGCTCTCGACATTGCTCCTCGCGAAAGCGGGAGCAGTGATGGGGAGCGATCCCCAGCAGAAACATTAAAAACGCAGGTCGAGCGTGCCCTGCAGCAAAGGCAGGAAACTCGGGACTTTTGATCCGAGCTTTTCTTCTTCCCGCGCCAAGCAGGGCGAAGCGTCAAAAAATCATGACGCCTTCTTTTCTTCCCAACAACATGGATGAGCAAAATAAAAAATCAATAATACCAAACACCACGCAAGTCCCGAACTTCGTGCTGGACGAGCTCCTCCCGACGCTGAGTGACGTTGAGCTTCGGATCGTCCTCATTGTTACGCGCCAAACTCTCGGCTGGGTTGAGGACAAGGAAACGGGAAGGCGAAAGGATCGGGACTGGATCAGCCGATACCAGCTTCAGAAAAAAACGGGCAAGAGCGGCTATCGAATCAGCAAAGCGATCGACTCGCTTATTAAGGGCAGAGTCATAGAAGCGTACAGCGAAAAGGGCGAGCTTTTGGATACAGCAGACAAAAGAGCAAAAGTCGGCGGCAAAATTTACTACCGCCTGCAGACACAACAGCAATCCCTGTTCAGCAGGCAGAACAGACCCCGCACAAAAAGTGCAGGGGCAGGAAGTTTCCAAGAAACGCCTCAAAAATTTTTATACCCCGAACAAAAAGTGCCCCCCACAAAAAGTGCCCCTACAAAAGAAACCTCTTCTACAAAAGATATAGCTAAAGCAAGCGAGCTTGATTCCAATAAGAAAAAACTGCCGACGAATTCCCTTATTGGGGCATTCAGCCATTACTCAAAAACGATCCGAGGCGTGAAGCCCGAGTTCGCGCGCTTCAAGGACGGCAATTTGATCAAGTGCGCCCTCAAGCACCTCACCGAAGGTCAAGTGGAGATGCTGTTTTTATGGTTTCTGAAAGAAAAAACGAACATGCGACCCGTAATCGGCGCGGCGCTTTGCAAAGAAGTCATCGCTGACTTTATCAACACAAGCCATCGCGAGTACGGCTTCTACGCGAAATTAGACGGCTTGTGGAGGCAGCATGCGCGCGGGCGGGATGAGCCGCAGACCGCAGCAGCAAAAGCCGACACAAAGGAAATGGTCGAAAAATTGACAGCATTAAAAGCGCAGCTCGCTTCAAAGCTGACCATCCCGCTCAACCCTTCCGAGAGGACGGCGATGCAGGAGGGAATAGCCCGAGAGGAACGCGCAGCAAGAGTATGAGAATTGGAAAACTTATGAAAATAACATCAGGAAAATTTCACGCATGGTACGAGACAGACCTCGGATACCCGATCCGAAAGCCGTTAGGCATCATACGGCGAGCTCCCGTCGAAATCGAACGCATACTCCTTCCGCAAGAGATCGCCGCAGCAGAATCGTGGTGGCTTCGTCTTTGGCGGAAAATCAAAAAGCTATGGTCATAAACTTTACGATTTACGGCAACCAAGAGGAAATAGCGGGCAACCCAATTCCGAAACTTCGGAAAACCCTGCGGTCGCAATGGACTCCCGAAGCGCAAAGATACGATGCATGGAAAAGCTGGGTGCAGAAAAGCTGGCTGGGATGCCTCAACCAGCGCGGGGAGTACAAGGCGATCGACATAGCGAGCGTTGCGATTTTGCACCACGGCAAGCCGATCATTCTCCTCAACGATCAAAAGGCACGGATGGATATTCGGATTTTTTGGAAAAACGGGGCGCACGGCGATCCCGAGAACGTGTTCGGATCGATTGCCGACGCGCTGTTTTTCAACGACAAGAACCTCGACGGCTCGTTTGAAAGCACGCGAGCGCCAGACGGCAAGGGTCGGGTCGAGGTAAAAATTATCATTAACCAAGAAAAGCAATGAAATTAATACGCAGATTTTTATTCAGGCGCAAAACGCTCGCAGACCTTGAGCGCGGGTCATGGCAAAACAGCATCAGCGCCGCTTACAGCGAGTCGGTCGTTCCCGAACTTGAAACGCTCATGGATGCCGAAAGAAAAACTATTGAAGGACGCAAAGAAAAAATCGCCGAGTTTGAGCAAAGCCCGACATACGGAGCGCGCCAAGAGCGAAAGGCGCTTGAAAAAGAAATCGAGATGGCGGAGACGAAACTCCGCGAATACGAAAAACAGGTCGAAGCGGTAAGGCGCGAAGCGGTAACGTTCCGCGCGCAGGCGTCGGAAAAACTGGCGCGCCGCGAATTCTTTAAACAAGTTTTCAAAAAAGAATGCAAATAACAGCAATAAAAACAAAAGAGCTTCGGCGCGCCGAATACAATCCGAGAATCATGCCAGCGCAAGAAATGGCAGCGCTCAAATCGAGCATCAAGACCTTCGGCTTTGTCGAACCCGTCGTAGTGAATCAGCACCAATGCGAAGCGTGCGGAGACCGCAGAAACATCCTCGTGGGCGGTCACCAAAGAATCACGGCGATCGACGAACTAACCGCAGCAGGCGAAGTGCCAAAGGGCATCATCGGCGACGGCTTGCTTGAAAACGGACAACCCGTGCCGACGGAGTGGCAAGTGCCCGCGATGCCCGTTGACCTGCACATTACCGACGAAAAGCTTCTCAACCTTGCACTCAACAAAATCAAAGGTCGGTGGGACGAGACAAAACTGACCGAGATTATTATTGAACTCAAGGAGTCGCCGCATATTCCCGCTTCAGGATTTAAAGAGGACGAGATCAGCCGCATACTTGACCACGCCCTGCCCGACGAAATGGAAGGCGAAAACGAAGGCGGCGAGAAAAAAGAGTACCGCTCGAAACGCGGCGAAATTTATGAGCTGGGAGGGCATCGCCTTATTTGCGGAGACGCAACCGATCCAGCAACATACCAAAAACTTCTCGGCGATTTGAAAGCGGACATGGTGTTCACCGATCCGCCCTATAACGTGAATTACCACTCGCGCGGCAAGAAACTTAAAATCGAGGATTCGCAAAGCATCGAGAACGACAACCTCGAGGACAATGCGTTCCGCCGCTTGATAGACGCGTCCTTCGCCAACATTCTCGGCTACGCAAAAGAGGGGGCGAGCTTTTACATTTGCTCGGGCTGGTCGAGCTACCCGCAATTTTTAGAATCCATGCTCAAGAACGGCTTCCAGCACTCGGGCGTCATCATATGGGTCAAAAACGTTCCGAGCATGGGGTGGAACGATTACCGCTACAAGCATGAGTGGATCGCCAGATCAAAGAAGCCAGACCGCAAAACCGCCGAAGGCATCGTTTACGGGTGGAAGCAAGGGACGCATCAATTCTTCGGCGACAATGAATTCGACGTGTGGGAAATGCCGAGAAAAGCCGTCACGCGCTATCTTCACCCGACGGAAAAACCCGACTGGCTGGCAATGCGAGCGCTGCGAAATTCAACCAAGCGCAACGATATCGCGCTTGATCCTTTCGCTGGCTCGGGGAGCACCATGGCGGCAGCAGAAAAAGTAGGACGCAGGGCATACATGATAGAGCTTGATCCGAAGTTTTGCGACACCATCCGAGATAGATGGGAGCGCATCCAAGCCATGCCAAAGACCCGCGTAGAACCTGCGCGAAATTAAAAAAACAGGACAAAACAGGACATGCCAAAAATCGTCGATTCAAAAGAATACGAGCTTAAACGAATAGTGCGGGACACCATAGTCATTGACCCGATGATTTCGCTGCGCCGATTGCAAGATCGCTTGTTTGATAAGAGCTACAAAACAGCTCAAGGAAACCCGTTGCATATTGACTACGTGGCAAAGCTCGTGCGCAAAGTGAGCCGCGAAATTTTAGAGGACGTGGCGCGAGCAACCGTAGACGATCGACTCGCGCTGCTCCGAGAACGATATCGCCTCGTGTTTGACCGCCTCGTCCGCATCGCCTACTACACCGAGGATTTGCAGAAACAAGGCATGCCGCCACCAACCTACAAAGACCAGATCGCGGCATTAAGCGCAATCATAAAACTCGACGCAGCCATTTTGAGCGCCGAGATGGACATGGGGCTGTTTGAGCGACACCTCGGAACGCTTGAGATCGAGAAGCGCTACATCCCGCTCCCATCCGAATTAAAAGAAAAAATGATGCAGGCATTTCAAAACCTCGGATTTGTCCTGCCCGAACCCCCAAAACTTATCGAGGCAAAAGAAGTCGAGCAAAAAAATGCTTCAAACGATGCAACAACCAAAACCGAACCTACCCCCACCGCAGCCAATTAATATTTTTGATGACTATGACGTGCGGCGGCAATTAAGCCAGACCCTCATGGGATTTTGCGGGCAGTATTTGATGCACTACTTCACGCTACTGCGGGCAGATTTTCATAAAGAACTTTTTTCATTGCTTGAGGATTGGAGCATAAAGTTTTTGTCAATCATCGGATTCCGAGGAAGCGCCAAGAGCTCGATTGGATCGCTCGCGTTGCCGTTGTGGGCAGCGCTTGAAGGCAAGGCAAAATTTATCGTGCTCATCGCCGAAACCTCGGCACAGGCGCAGCTTCTGATTGCGAACTTAAGATACGAGCTTGAAGGAAACGAATACATACTGCGCGACTACGGCGACATGAGCAAGGGCATTTCAAAGCAAGAGGAATGGACAAAGCACAACCTCCTCCTTTCAAGCGGTGTTCGCATTATGGCGCGATCTCGAGGACAACGCATTCGAGGATTGCGGCACAGGCAATACCGCCCCGACCTCGTGATTATCGACGACCCCGAAGAAACAGAGAAGGTCGAGAAAAAAGAGTACCGCGACAAAACCGAGCGCTGGCTGCGAAACGAAGTAATACCAGCAATTGAGGAAACGAGCGCGCGCCTCATTATTCTCGGAAACATACTGCACACCGACGCGATGATGGCGCGGCTTAAAAAAGACCCAATATTCCTCCACCGCGACTATCCGCTCCTTGTCGGCGAGGAAGCATGGGAAAACTGCACATGGAAAGCAAAGTATCCAACGCCCGAAGCGTTAAAAAGGCAAGAGGAAAAAGTGCGGCGCACCGCATGGATGCGCGAGTACCTTCTCAAGGTCGTGCCGCCCGAAGGACAAGAGGTAAAAGACGAATGGATACAATACTACGACGCGTTGCCGATGCGCTATGAGGATGAGAAAACAAAGCTGGTCGTCAATCCGATTCTGCAAGCAGGCGTAGCCGTTGACCTTGCAATCAGCAAAAAAGAAACCGCCGACTTCACGGCGATGGTTTCGGGAATCACGGCATACGTCGAAGGCATGCCCAAGCTTTTCATACTGCCAAACCCCGTCAATGCGCGCCTTTCATTTTTTGAAACCATCCAGCAGATGAAAGCGACGAGCGCGGCAATGAAAAAGCTGTCGCTGCCGACATTTTTCATTGAGGACGTGGCATACCAGCGCGCAGCAATCGAGGAAGCGATACGGCACGGCATACCCGCAGAGGCAATAAAAGTCGGGACTGACAAACGCGCCCGCCTCCGAGCCGCCGCTACATTTATACAAAACGGCATGGTGCTGTTTCCGCGCAAAGGCGCAGAGGATTTGATCGCGCAATTAACGGGCTTCGGCATTGAGGATCACGACGATCTCATGGATGCCTGCGTCCATTTGATTCTCGGCATCCGAAGCGAAGGAATGGAAAAGCCCGAAGTCGTCGAAATACTATGAGCAACGGAACACCAAAACAAAAACCGAGAGTCATAAGGGACGTTCCGCACGAATGGGACGAGATCATGCGGGTAGCTTCGTCAATACAAAACGCAACGGGAAACGGCGAGATTTTGATTTCCATACATCAGAAAAAAGTGGAACTCGTCAAATACACGATAAAACGAAAGCCGCAGATCGACGAGAACTTGGAGGTCATCCCGCTTGCCTGACAGCTGTGGATAGCTTGACCATTGAGCAATTGCGCCATCCTGCTATAATTAAAACGTACAATTGAAAACTTATTCCCGCTTCGCGCGGGGATGAGTCCGAGTAGGAATCTACAGGACTCGCGACTTTAGCTGATTTTTAATTTCGGCTCAAGTCGCGAGTCCTTTTTTATTTTCTGGATTCGCACTGGCATGCCAAATTTTATAGAAAAAATTTTGAGCCGTTGGGGATATTCCCGAAAAGGGCTTTTGCAATCAAGCGCCTCGGGCGGAAGCGACCCTTTTATTATTTGGCGCTCGTCAAAAAAAGTTCCTGTTGACCGCGCCTTTGAAGTTTACGCGGGGTGGGTTTACGCGTGCATCCGAGCGATCGCGGAGGAGATAGCTGCAATGGAGCTTCAGCTTTTCAAAGTCGGAACTGACGGCGACGAGGAGGTGTTCGAGCACGAAGCGCTCGACCTGCTCGACGCAGTGAATCCTTATCAGACGGGTCTTGAATTGAAATACAACATAGCGGCGCATTTGGAAGCCGTCGGCAACGCCTACGTTTACCTCGAAGGAGTGAAAAGCGAAAAAGACAAGCCGACGGCGCTTTATGTTTTGAATCCCGCAAAGATCAAAGTAGTGGTCAACCGAAACGTGTTCCCGACTGCGATTGAAAAATTCCAGTACCGCACTGAAACAAAAGTATACGAATTCAAGCCGTACGAGGTGCTCCATATAAAATACCCCGACCCAAGCGACCCGTTCGAGGGCATCGGGACGGTGCAGACGATAGCGCAATGGATTGACGCGGACAATTACGCAATGGAATTCAACCGCCGCTTCTTTTTGAATGGAGCTCGCCTCGGCGGATTTTTGGAAAGCGAAAACGCACACACGCCCGAACAGCTCGATTACCTCAAAAAATCCTTCGAAGCGATTTTCAAGGGCGTGGAAAACGCGTACAAAGTCGGCGCGCTTCCGAAGGGAACGACATTCAAGCAAGCAAGCGAAACGCAGAAGGACATGGACTTTGCAAACCTGATGCAAGTGATGCGCGACCGAATCCTCGCGGGCTTTCGCGTGCCGAGGACTGCGCTCGGAATCACCGACGACGTCAACCGCGCGAACGCCGAAGCGACGAACTACGTGTTCGCATTGAGGACGATCAAGCCAAAGATGGAGCTCATTGTTTCGCACCTCAACGAGTTTTTTATTCCGCGCTACGGCGATGATGTTTATTTGAGCTACGCCGATCCAGTGCCCGAAAACCGAGAGCTTCGCATCCAAGAGATGCAGGCGGCGATGTCGCAGCAGCCCGTCATGAGCGTGAATGAGGCGCGCGAGGAATACTTCGGGCTCGAACCCGTGGAAAACGGCGACGAAGTGTCGCGCCCGTTCCAGTTCGCTTTGAGTTCGGGCAAGCCGAGACCGAAGGCATCGAAGCGCCCGAGCAAAAAAGCAAACGGCAGGATTCGCACTACGCGCCACGCCAAGAATGCCAAGGCGAGAAAAGAGATCGCTTCGGAGCTTGCGAAGAAACTCGCCAAAGACCTCCTCGAATTTAAAACAGAGATTCAGAAAAGCAAAAACATAACGACGCTGAGCGACGGCGAATACGAAATGCTGTGGAAGGGATTCGTCACGCGCGTGACGCTTTACGAAAACCTAATCAAAGAAGCGATCCTCGATTTCAACGCAAAGCAGCGAAAAGAAGCGGAAGCGAACGTCGGCAGGGCAATCAAATCCGCAAAAGGCATTGACAAGGAAGCGCTGTTCGACAAGGAGGAATGGGTCGGCGCACTCGTGGACATAAGCGAGCCGATACTCGGAGACCTGATGGCAAAGGAAGGAAAGGAAGCCGCTGCGCTCCTTGGAGTTTCCGATATCGACATCATGACTCCTGAAGTGCGGAAAGCGCTCAAGCGGTCGCTCGAACTGATGGCGGATTCATACAACGAAACCACCTTGAATCTCCTCAAGGATCGGCTCGAGCAGGGACTCGAGGAAGGGCTGTCGCTCGCGGAGCTCAAAGATCGGGTCGCCGAGGTTTATGAGTTTTCTGACGAGCGCCGAGCAGAGCAGACAGCCAGAACCGAGACATTCAGAATCGCAAACGCGGCGACGCATGAAGGGTGGAAGCAGACGGGCGTCGTCAGGTCAATCAAATGGTACACCGCCGCCGATGAGCGCGTCTGCCCGTACTGCGACCCGCTTCACGGAAAGGTCGTTGGCATTGATGAGAACTTCTTCGAGAAGGGCGACGCAGCGAGAGGATCGGACGGAACGACGCTCGAGCTTGAATACGACGACGTCGGAAATCCTCCGCTCCACGTATCCTGCCGCTGCTACATCCGACCCGAGGAAATCAGCATTGAGTAATTATTCGGTAACAATTTAAAAAAATTATGTACACAGGAAAAATTAAGAAAATCGAAAAGTTTATTTTGCAAGCGGACAATCAAACCTACCTTGACGTCGAAATCGAAGTGTTCAAGGACGGCGAGATTGCAGAAACGCGAAAGCTCGGATTCCCGCTTGATACGGGGAGCGAGGAGATCGAAGCGCAGGTCAAGAAATTCATCGAAACCTACGCGAACGATCAGGAGCTCGCCGAGCAATCAAAAAAGGTCGATGCCGCCCATAAAAAGGCGGACGAGGCAATCGCCTCATTAACAGGCAAGGAAATTAATTAATAAAAAACTATGAATACAAAATCAGCACGCGGACGATTCAACATTAAAAACAACGTTGAGTACATCCTTCGGGACAGAGACGGCAACATCAAGCCGATCTTCCGCACATGGGGCTTCGTGCAAAAGCTCGTCAACAAAGGATGGCTTTCGCCGATGCACCCGAAAATTCCGTTTTTGTTCGGCTACTGGGCGAATTCGCTCGTGTGGTCGAATCTCGTCGTCGACACAGGGAAAGCTGGAGTCGCATCGCGCATTAACGGCGCGGGCGCGGAGGCGGCATTCACCTTTATCGCAATTGGCACGGGCGCGGTAGCGCCAGCAGCAGGAGACACCGCGCTGGGCGCGGAGATCACGACTGGTGGCGGAGCGCGCGCGGCGGCAACCGCATCGCGGGTGACGACGGATGTCACAAATGATACCGCGCAATTGGTATTGACCTTCAACTTCACCGCCACATTTGCGGTCACCGAGTCGGGAGCGTTAAACGCGGCGGCAGCAGGCGTAATGCTTGCGCGGCAAACCTTCTCGGCAGTGAACGTAGTGAGCGGCGACAGCTTGCAGGTGACGTGGAAGTTCGACGTCGATTAAAGATTTGATCGGGCAGGCAGCGCCGACGTCGAATGGAAAGCAGTAAAAAGCGCGACTGCCCGCAAAAACCATGGCGATTAATTTTATTAGTGGTTACGAATCGGGCGACCTTCGGGAATGGTCGGGTACGGGCGCGGGCACGCCTGCGTTTGAAACAACGATTGTCCGATCGGGAGCTCGCTCGCTGAAGTGCGCCATGGCAGCGAGCACACAAGCTCACTTCCTGTTCTTTGACTACAACGATGCAAAAAAGAGCGGCAGCTCGGGAGCAGCAGTGGCGAATAGCTACGGAAAATTCATGTTCCGCTGGTCGCACAACGGGGCGTCGGCATTCGCGCCGAACGAATACAAAATCCTCGTGCTTGAGCAAGCCGACCTCGGCAACATTATGTCGATTCGCTTCTACCAAGACAGCGCGACGACGGGACACCTCGAGCTTTGGTACGAACTGGACGGGCAAACTGCCGTTCAAGTCGGAGCAGACGTCTCGATTGCCGAGGACACATGGGTACGCATCGAATGGAAATGCGTGATTAGCGCCACGGTCGGCATTCTTGAAATGAAAGTCAACGGAGGCAGTACGCAGACGGGAACGTCCCTTAACACGGGGACGGAAAACGTGAACTCGGTCAACATCGGAGGCGTCACGAATGCCAACAGCCAGCCAATAGATTTCTACTTCGACGATGTGGTTGCGAGAGACGACCAGTACCACGGCGACAGCAAGGTGATAAACCGACTGCCGAATGCGGCTGGGGACGCAAACCAATTCGATACAACCGTCGGATCGGGAACGAACCGATGGGACTATGTGGACGACATTCCGACCAATGAGGCGAACGCGCTGACGCAGGCAGCAAACGCGGCTGCAAAGGAAATGTTCGGGCTTGAGGATTCAACACCGATCGGAGCAAGCGACACAATCAACGCGGTTGCGTTCTGGGTGCTCGGATTCCGATCAACCGCAGGATCGGCAACAACTTGCAACATGGTCGGAAAAGAGAGCACGCAATTCTCGTGGTACGCGGGAATTACGACTGGCAAGTTTTTCTACAGCCGATCGTACGCGACCCGCCCACAAAGCGGAGGCGCGTGGACGAAAACGAGCATCGACTCGCTTCAGGTCGGCATGGACAAAACGAGCTCAAGCGGGCAGGACGTCACGCAATACGACTGCGGAATCGCAATCGACTACACGCCAGCGTCTGGGCAGAACTTCACGCAGACGCTGACGGAAGCGGTCGTTATCGCCGAAGCCCTCGCGCGCCAAGCTCAAAAAGCTCAGAACGAGGCGGTAGCGCTCGCTGACTCAATAGCGAAATCGACAACCAAAACCGCGTTCGCGGAAGCGATAGCGATTATGGACGCACTTGCGCGCCAAGCTCAAAAAGCATTGAGCGAAGCACTGGCGATTGTCGACCCGACGGTGATTGTAAAAATCACCGCAAAAATTCTTGATGAGATTGTAACGATTGTGGACTCGATAATTCGGGATGCAGCAAAAGCATTCAGCGAGGTGGTGTTGATTGCCGACAGCGCGGCGAAACAAACGCAGCGCGCCTTCAATGAAGCGCTCGCGATTGCGGACTCAATCAGCAAGCAAGCGCAAAAGGCGCTCGCAGAAACCATCGCTATTATTGATCCGACGATAGCCCTCAAGATTACGGCAAAAATTCTAATCGAAGCGATCACCATTGCCGACACCTTCGCGCAACGGATAACCGCAAAGGTGCTTGACGAGGCGGTAGCGGTAGCGGATACCGTCGCAAAGCAGGCGCAAAAAACATTCAGCGAGGCGCTCGCGGTTATTGATACCATCGCCCGCCAAGCGACAAAGGTGCTGGCGGAGATTGCGGTGATTGCGGACACGATCGCGCGCCAAACGGCGCGAACGTTTGAGGAAACGATAGTGATTGCGGACACTGCACTCAAGCAGGCGCAAAAAGTATTCGCTGAAGCTCTCGTATTGGCGGATTCCGTAACGGAAAAAATTATCAGCAAGACGCTCAGCGAGGCAATAGCAATCGCTGACGCTTTGACCCGAAGCATTACGCGGGTACTGACCGAAGCGGTGGCAATTGCAGATTCAATAGCAAACCAAGCGCAGAAAACTTTTGCGGAGACAATCGTAATCATCGATTCAATTATTAACGTCAAGCAATACAACCGCATGCTTGAGGAAGCGGTGGCGCTCGTTGATACGATCGCCAAAAGCATCGGAAAGGAACTCGCAGCAGAGACCATAGCAATCGCTGACAGCATGATTCGGCAGGCAACAAAAGCGCTAACCGACACGGTTGCGATTATTGATTCCATCGCGCGCCAAACAGCGAGAGTCCTCGCTGACGCAATCACGCTGGCGGATACATTGCTCAAGCAAGGCGTGAAAGTCCTTGCTGAAGCGATAGCGCTCGCTGACTCGGTAGTGGCAAAGATTACCGCAAAAATTCTCGGAGAAGCAGTAGCAATTATTGACTCCGCAGCGCGGGGAGCAACCAAAGTCCTCGCGGATATTGTGGCAATTGCCGATACGCTCGCCCGACAGCCGATTAAAGCGTTTGCGGAGGCGGTCTCAATCATTGACAGCATCGCGGTGAAAATCACAGCAAAGATTCTCAACGAGACCGCAACAATCGCCGATTCGATTGCGAGGCAGGGATTAAAAACATTCAGCGAAATAATCGCGCTCGCCGATTCATTGGCGAAGCAGGCAGCAAAACTCCTCGCCGAAGCAATAGCGGTAGCCGATTCAATCGCGCGGAGCATAACGCGCGTGATTGCGGAAGCGGTGACAATTGCCGACTCAACTGCAAAGCAGGCAGGCAAAACATTCGCGGAGGCGCTGGCGCTTGCGGACGCCGCAATCCGCATGGCGGGCAAAGCCGTCGGCGAAACCATCGCCATCGTCGATTTATTCGCCCGAACGGTTACTGCATCAAGGATATTCGAGGAAGCCGTACTGATTGCAGACAGCATCGCAAAACAAGCGGGCAAAGCAATTAATGAAGCAATCACGATAGCGGACAGCATCGCGCGAAATGCAATCAAGGTCTTCGCTGAAGCCGTCGCGATTACAGACAGCATCATTCGTCAGGCGGCGAAAACAATTGCCGAAACGATATCAGTCATCGACAGCGTTGCTACACAGCTCACGGGAATGCAATTTAAAACCCTCACTGAAGCAATTGCAATCGCAGACGCTATAAACCGCGCTGCAACAAAAGTGATTTCCGAGATCGTGGCAATCGCCGACAGCATCGCAAGAACTGCGAGCCGAACCATCCAAGAAACAATCACGCTCACCGAATCACTCACGAAGCAAACAGGCAAAGCGCTCGCGGAAGCGATAACGCTCATTGAAACCTTCGCATCAAGAATTACCGCCAAGGTACTGACCGAAGCCGTGGCGATAGCGGACAGAATCAATCGGTCGACAACGAGAACCTTCCAAGAAGCAATTGGCATCATCGATTCGGCATTTGCCGAATACGTGAAGCCGATCGGCGAATTCATAATCGCGGGCATTTACGGGCTCATAAAAGCAATCAAAGGAGAAGCAACTGCATTCGCCGTCGTAGCCACGAACGTAAGCTACTCGGTCAAGGTCGAACCGCGCGACATAAAACTCGCTGCGGGAGTCGGGAGCTTCGCTGTAAAACTCAAGCAATAAAATGATCCAGATCAAAATTTTCAAAAGCGACAAGCTATACGACATAAACTTCACCCTTCAGGACGCAAACGGGAATGCTTTTGATTTGACTGGAAATTCGCAGATTTTATTCAAAGCCCAAAAACAAGGCGCAACGGCTTTGAAATTTAGCGGGACGATGACGGTTATTTCGCCGACAGCAGGAACGTGCAAGTACAACGTAGCGGCAACGGACTTCGACGAAACGGGTCAATACTACGCCGAGATCGAGGTCACGTTCGGATCGGGCAAGGTCGTCACATTCGGCGACATCGTCGCAATCGTCCAGCCCGAATTGCCAAGGTAAAAGGTCGAACCATTACCAATTAAAAATTTAATTAAAACCATGAACGAAGCAGCAAAAAAACTAACCGAGGAAATAAAAGCCAAGATGACCGAAATTCTGCAATCGGCAGAGATGCGGGAATTCGTCGAGAAAACGAAAGCCGCAACGGACTCGGGCAGCTTTGAGGTCGTAATTTCAACCGCCGACTTCGATCGGCAAGGCGAATCGATTGACCAGAACGGCTGGGACTTGTCGCACTACAAAACAAACCCCGTCGTCTTATGGGGTCACGATTACTGGAGCTTGCCGATCGGCATTGCAGACGAAATCGAAACGCGCGACGGCAACCTCGTAGCCAAGGGACGATTCGCACCTGAGAAAGCAAACCCGTTCGCCCAGCAGGTGCGGCGGCTTTATGACTTGAAAATTGTCCGCGCGACATCGGTCGGCTTCATTGCCCGCGAGATGCAAGGCAGCGTGATCACCAAAGCGGAATTGCTCGAATTTTCATTCGTGCCAGTTCCCGCCAATCCATTCGCGTTGTCTTTGAGCAAAGCGCAAGAACTCGGGCTCGATACGGCGATGCTTGCAACCAAGGGCATCGAAATAAAAATCGAGGACGAGCAGCCAAAAGAGATAGCGGAAAAGAAAACCAAGCCCGCGATTTGCGAACCCGACAGCGAGAACTACGATCCCGAAGCATGTGCAGCGATTTTCTGCGACCCAAACAGCCCCGACTACAACCAAGAATTCTGCGACTTAATGAAGGCGCACGAAGCGGAAAAGGCGAAGGCAGGCGAACCGCAGAAAAAGGATGCCGAGCAGATCGGCGCGGAACTTTCGGCAATGCAGAGCGAGATCGACAACGCGGTCGTCGTCCATTCGAAACGAATTATTGAGATCGTGCAGAGCGAATACGGAAACGGAGAGGAAGGCAAAGCAAAAATTACCGAGGTCTTAAAGACCGTTCAATTCAATCAAGCCATCGAATTATTGAAAAAAGCAATCGCCGCCTTTGAGGGCTTAGTCCCTGAGGGTGGCGAGGGGGAGGAACAGCGCGATGGCGCTGCCCCGAAGCAAAGGTCGGATAGCGCAGGGGTCGATGCCGCCATCAAGGAACTCGACGAGTACCTAATGGCTCGGCAGCTTCTGAGCTCAATTAGCACACAGCTAAGCGTTGCGCTCGAACGGATGAATAAAAAAATCCGTGAAAGGCGCAATGCAAAAAGATAACCATGAACGAGAAAATCATAGAACAGCTCGAGCAAAAGATGGCGGCGGTGTTTGACTCCGTAATGGAGGAGAAACTCAAGACCGTCGTCGGCGACCTCGTCGCTTCCGAGACGCGAAAAATCGTCGAGGAACTGCGGCTGGAACGCGCCCTCACTGGAAAAGACCGCACGGGACTCACCGAGGAGCAGAAAATGTCGTTCGTCGAGATCGCAAAAGCGGCAGCAGGCATCAAGACCAAGGCGAACGAAGCGCTCATCGAGGAGCAGGACAATCGAGGCGGATACCTCGTGCCGAAGGAAGTCGCGGCTGCAATCGTAAGGATTGCGGCATCGGTTGGCGTCACCATGAGCCAAGCTCAAAAGTGGGCGCTCAACACCGATGAACTCGACATCCCTGCGTACACGGGAGCTTTCCTTGAAGGAGAATACCTCGGCGTAGACGCTGCTGGCGCGGTAACTGGTCTCACGTTCGGACAAGCTAAGCTGATCGCCAAGAAGTGGCAGCTTGCGTTTGTTACGGGCAACGACCTGATACAGGACGCCTCGGTGAATCTCGCGGACTGGCTGCTTGCGCTTGGAGGCGAAGCACTCGCCAACATGATCGATAAGCAGGCATTCATCGGAACGAGCAATCCGTTCGTCGGCATTTTGGAAAATGCGGACGTCAACGTATTTACACTTCCGACTGGCGAGGACACCTTCGCAGAGTTCACGCTCGACGACGCTTCCGACATGATCGCTCAAGTGGAGGAGTCCGTGCTCGACAGCGCGGCATTCTACTTTGAGCGAACCGTCTGGGCAAAGATTCGCATGAAAAAGGATACCGCAGGGAACTACGTGCTGCCGCAGGCAGGCGCTCCCTCGGTTGCCCTTCTTGCGAATAATCCGACGGGAGGCGGGGTCAAGCCCGCAGGAGAAATCCTCGGATTCCCCGTTTACACGATCCGCCACCTGCCGACAAACGCCCAAACTGCAGTTTCTAAAAAATTCTGCGTGTTCGGAAATTTGAAAGCGATGGCGTTCGGCGACAAGGGAGAATTGAGGGTCGCGCAGTATCAGTCGGGAAGCTTCGGTGGAAAGGAGATCGCGCTTGCGGATCAGACGGGTCTTGTTTACAAGCACCGCCACGCGCTCGTGATCACGCTTCCGAAAGCGTTCGTTGTCGGAAAGACCGCAGCGTCCTAACCATAGGGCTTCGGTTTTGGCAATCATCGCCTCCTTCCTCGGGGCGATGCAGCCAGAGCCGAAGCAAAAGGTCGAATCGGCTTATAAGCAATAAACGGAGAAAAAAATCATGAGCGACAAAAGAAAATACAAAGTCATTCATCCTACCAACGGCTACAACGAGGGAGACATCGTCGAACTTACTGAAGCCGAAGCCGCGAATTATAACGGCGGCGAATCCGAACCAAGAGTCGCGCTGGTAGAGGAAGGTTCGGAAGCCACTCCTCCCGCAGGCGAAGGCGAAAGCAACGTAGGCGGCGAAGGCGGGGGCACTTCAAACGAGACGGACAATCCGCCCGCGTCGGGCGAGGGGCAACCCGAGAACGGCGAAGGCGGCGAGAAGGGGCAGGAGTAAATTATTAAACCTTCGGGCATACCTGCGCCCGCTCATCCGTAGATGGCGCGTCCGCAGCCACCAATAGTCGATGGATGGGGAGCTGACAAGTTCATAGGTAAAAAGAATTAAAACCATGCGTTCAGTTTACGATGCAATCAAAGCGCTTTTTACGCAACGACCAGCAGCGCTGACAGCAACGACCAACGGAAGCGCGGTTGATACCCTCGGGTACAACTCCGCAGCCGTATCGCTCGAAGTCGGAGCAGTATCGGGCACGACCCCGACCTTGGACGTCAAAATCCAAGAATCGGCTGACGGCTCGACTGGCTGGGCTGACGTTTCGGGGGCTACCTTCACGCAGGTAACCGCATCCAACAATTCGCAAATTTTGCGCGTTGAAGGACTCGGCACTTCGCGCAAGCGTTACCTCCGCGCAGTCGCAACCATCGCAGGAACGACGCCTTCATTCACGATGGCGATTGAAATCCTCCTTGGACGGGCGTTCAAAGAGCCAGCGAACTAAAGCCGTTGTGTCTCGGCTGACGTGCCCTCGAGCAACGCTCGGGGGCTCGGAGCGGGGACATTAATAAAAACCCCGAGCTAAAAATCATATGGCAGAAAAGGTCGTGGGCTACGCCCTAACCACAAAAAACAGAATCAAGGATCGGCTGCAGCTTACCACTGCGCAGCACGATGTCCTGCTCGATCGCCTTGTGAGCGCGATCACTGATTATATAGAAGCCGAATGCAGCAGGCGGTTTAAAAGCACGCCTTACGCAAACGAGGTTTATTCGGTCTACGGCGAACGGCAGGAATTCGTCCTGCTCAAGCAAGCGCCAGTGACGACGCTGACCTCCGCGCAATACCGTGCGGGAACGCCGTCAAACCCGAGCTGGACTGGATACACCGCAGACGAGTTCGAACTCGCCGAGGACGGCAAAAGCGGAATTGTAAAAATTTACGGGCGCGCGCCGAAAGGCACGAATACCCTGCGGTTTACCTACACGGCGGGATACCTGATCGACTTCGACAACGTGGGCGATACGACGAAGCACACGCTTCCGCTCGATTTGAGCGACCTCGCGGAGCGCCTCGCCGTAAAACTTTTCAAAAAGCGCGACGCAGAAGGAAAAGCAACCGAGTCGTACGAAGGCGGATCGGTGACATGGAATGAACTGCTTGATGAGGTCGACAGGCAGATACTCGCCCGCTACCGCAGATTGCCAGCGTTCGTATAAAACCATGCCAGCTATTGCAGTAGAAATTCAGGGAATAAAAGAATTGCGGCTCGCGCTGCGGGAGTATCCAAAAATTGCAGTGCCGATCCTGCAAAAAGCCGTTGACGCAACGAGTGCGGTCTTTGCCAAGCACACATTGAAAAATAATCCCGTTCCGTTCCGAACTGGTTTCCTGTTACAAAGTTTTCGTTTCGTAAGAGGCAACCTGCAATCCCGATGGTTTCCAACGGCGAAGTACGCTCCGTTCGTGGAATACGGAACGAAGCCGCACTTGATCCTTCCCGTGCGCGCGCGAGCGCTGCGATGGGAAACGGGCGGCGGCGCGCGGTACGTCACGTCGGCATCAGGCAGGCGCTACTACCGCCGCACCGAGGGCACAGCCGTGTTTGCAATGCGAGTGAATCATCGAGGAACGAAGCCCAAACCATTCATGCGGCAAATCGTGCGGAACTCGCAATCGGACATTAATACCTTATTCCGACAAGCCCTTCAGATTGTGACGAGAACGATCGCAAACCAAACGAGACCAATTTAATACCATGGCAAGCACACCGACCAACATAAAAAATAAAATAAAAGAACTGCTCGACGAGCTGGTAAACAATCAAACGCTCAAAGAAACGCACGTCGACGATTTGAAAATGGGAGCGCTTGACCGCGACTACGGAGGATACCCTGTCGCGGTATTGAGCACCCCGACCGCAGACAGCGCGCCCGAGACCAATCGGGACAACGCCCGCATTTACACCTACGAAATACTGGTGATCCATAAGGCAGAGGAAGTGCAGGACGCAGCTACGATCGAGGATTTGCTCGAAACGATCCTCAACAAATTCGACAATGACACGCTGAATGTTCAGAGTTCAAAGCTCCGAGCGGCAGGTGCGGACGGCGGGGTCGAACCGTCTACAAGTCCCGTTGAGCAAGTGACTTCGAGGGGCAAAGCGTTCATTGTTTTTTCGGTGATTTTGCGAGCAAAAAATATTTATCGGGGAACATAAACCACCATGCAAAAAGATTCAAAAAATAAAATGATTGACGGCGCGGGGATAAAAGACAAAGCCGCCGAAGTGAGAACTGAGCAGGAGTACCACTTCGCGGGCGGGCTTGAATACGAGCCACTCACGGTCAAAGCCGCAAGCCGAGAGGAAGCCGAAAAATTGTGGCAGGAAAAAAGAAAAAAGGTCGAACCAATTAATAATCAGTAACCAATTAAAAAACCATGAGCAAAGGAATAGGCAGATTACTACAAATCGGAATCGCGCGGGAAACTACGCGGGGAACTTCACCCGCTGCGGCGACGTACTGGATTCCTCACTCGGAGTTTGATTTTTTCGAGAAGGACACTAAGATTGCCGACGAGCAGACGCGCGGCGTGATTGAGGACAGCGTCGGACAATCGATCGTAAAAAAATGGGCGGAGGGCAGCTTGAAAGCGCCGATCGGCGACAAGCACTTCCCGCTTCTGCTTTACTCGATTCTCGGCACGCTCGCCACAACGGACAATGCAGACACCGATCCGTCGGTCAAGGATCACACCATCAGTGTGCAGCAGGGAGCACAGCACCAGAGCTTGTCGCTATACGTCGACGATCCGCTCGGCGGGCAGGATTATACCCATGCCCTCGCAGTGCTGGCGTCGCTTGAGATTGCATACGAGCAGGGAAAATTTATCGACTATGTCGCCAACTTCAAATCAAAGAAGGGCGCAACGGCAACCCTGACTCCGTCGACAACCGCAGAAAACAGATTCCTTCCGCAGCACCTCACCTTCAAGCTGGCGTCCACGCAAGCGGGGCTTGATGCGGCAGCAGCCGTTGTTATCAAGTCGCTTTCGCTCAAGATCGACCAGAACATCGAGGATGACGACGTGCTCGGAAACGCCGCGCCCGCCGATTTCCTCAACAAGCACTTCATGATTGAAGGAACGCTCGAAGCAATATGGCAAAACGAGTCGGACTTCAAAAATGCGGCGCTGGCGGGAACGGTACAGGCGATGCGGATTCAACTTAAGAATACCGACACAATCATCGGAGCTGCGGCAAACCCCGAGGTTAAGATTGACCTCCACTCGGTCGTATTCCGCGAAATCACCAGACCAGTGCGGATTAACGAACTGGTCAAGCAAACGGTCGCGTTCAAAGCGCACTATAACACCACCGATTCAAAGATGGCGACGATAGTGTGCACAAACACGGTCGCTTCTTACTAAAGGTCGAAATTAAAATTAATGACGCAAAATTCACATGGAACGCGAAAATAAAAAACTGCAAACCCCGCTCGGCAAAGAACTCGAACTCAAGGCGTACCTCACGGCGCGAGAGAGAAACGAACTGCGCCGAGTATTTCTTGAGGGAGTACATATTGACCCAAATAGGCAAGACGCAACCCTCAAAGACCTTTCGGGCGACGTGCTCGAAAAGGCGGAGCATAAATACATTGAGATTATCGTCGCAAAGTACGACGGCTCAAGCGAGCGCGTGCTCGAACGGTTGCTTGACGCAACGCCAGCCGAGTACGACTTCGCGGTAGCAGAAGCGGGAAAGGTCGACAAGGGAAATTTTACGCAAGCGAAGTAGCGTACGAGTGGGAGCGCTACTTCGCAATGGGCAGGGGCTCGCTCACGGACGAAATGGCTGCCGCAATTGTATGCAGAGAGATGGGATGGACGATGCAGGAATTCGACGAACAGCCCGCAACCTTTGTCGATACGATAGTCGAGATGCTCCGCGCGGAAGGCAAGGCAATAGAGCGGCGCGCAAAAGAGCGCCAATAAACCAATGGCAACAGAATCCAACGCAATACTTCAAATTTTAGTTCGGGTGCGGGACGAAGCCGCAGCGTCTTTGTCGCGCATTTCAAACGACGTCTCCGACCTCGGCGGCAGCTTCAACTTTGCGTTCGGAAAAGCGGATGCGCTCGCAAGCGCCCTATCAGCGATCGGAGCAGGCGCAATCATTGGAAAAGCAATCAGCGCATTCGGCGACGCGGAAGTGAAGGCGTCGCAATTCGGCGCGATTATGAAAACCCTTCCGCCCGATTTGCAGGCGCTGCAGGAAAAAATCCTGCAGGTTGCGGACGAAGCGCTGGGACAATTCGGATTTGACAACGAGGAAGCGGCGCTATCAATGGGGCGGCTTCTGCAAGCGACCAGAAACGGCGCGCTTACCTTCGACGCATTTCAAGCGGCGATGGATTTGGCGCGGGCAAAACAGATAGGGCTCGAGGACGCAACGCGGCTCGTCACTTTGGCATTAGGGGGCAACGCTCGGATGCTCAAGGAATACGGCATCGAAGTGGACGAGCATGCAAGCAAAGCGACAATCCTCGCAGGCATCCAAGCGCAACTGCGCGGGCAGGCGGAAGCGTACAGCCAAACATTAAGAGGGCAGCTCGACATCATGAGAGGTCTCGTGAGCGAAGGACTCGAAGCGCTCGGCGCGCAATTTGCGCCCGCGATCGCTGCGGTCACTGACATGATACGTGAATGGGTCAAAGCGCAGGGCGGCATCAACGCCGTGCTTGAAAAGCACCAGACACTTATACGGATTGTAGCAGCACTTCTCGCGGGAATACTCGTCGGAGGATTTGTAGTGGCAACCGCAGCAGCGCTCGCGTTAATGGGCACGTTCGGAACGCTCCTCGCATGGCTCGCCGCAATTGCAGCAGGCGTTATTTTCTTTGTGACGCTTTGGAAGCTGTACTGGGACGACGTCAGAAACTTTTTCATAAGCGTGTGGTCGAGCATCCGCGATTTTTTCGCAAACCTGTGGCGCGACATGCTCGGCATCGTTGAAAACGCAGTGAGCGGAATCCGAAACACCCTCTCAGGCATCCTTAATTTTTACAACTCGGTGAGAAGCGCCGTGAGCCAGCCGATTCAATCGGCTGCGTCCGCGGTCTCGGGATTTTTTGGCAGAGTCCTCGGCTTCCAGCATGGCGGCATAGTGACCAGACCGACGTTCGGTGTTGTCGGCGAAGGCGGCGCGGAAGCAATCATACCCTTAAACCGCCTCGGAGCATCGGGGCTTGGCGGAGGCATAACGGTCAATTTGCAGGGCGACTTTTACACCGACAGCGAAACAGCCGAGCGATTCGCAAACGAGATCGCCCGCATTATTAAAAACCAGCTTAACCTTGCGGTTAGGGCATAAAAACCATGGCGCTCGTACTGAAAATAAACGCAATAGACCGCTCGAACCACATCAAGTGGGATACGCTGCAAAAAGTGGAAGTGCTCACCAAAGAGGTGGATCGCATGGAGTTTCAAATTTTGAAAACGCCCGCCAAGACCATCCCCGATATCAGCGACGAGGTAACGCTTGAGGAAGGCGCGGTCAAGATATTCGGCGGCGTCATAGTCGAGCGGAACGAAGTCAGCAGAGGCGGACTTTTGCTCGGGTACGAAATACGATGCAAGGACTATTCGCAGTTCCTCGACCGCAAAGTGGTGACCAAAAAATATGCCGACCAGACGGCGCGCGCAATTGTCCTCGACATCATCGCAACTTTTACATCGGGATTCACCACTAACAATGTGGCAGTGACAACGCCGACGGTCAAAACCACAAAATTCAACTACGAGCAGGTAACCCGCTGCTTGTCGCAGCTTGCGGATCAGATCGCATGGGATTGGTACGTGGACTACGACAAGGACATTCATTTCTTCGACGAGGAAACATCGCTCGCGCCCTTCGACCTCGACGATACAAGCGGAAACTTTGAATGGAAAACGCTCGAGATAAATAAAAACCTTTTGCAATTGAAAAACGCGGTCTTTGTGCGGGGCGGCGAATACAAAAAGACCATCAGCGAAGCTAACTCGGTAGACAAGTACGTCGGCAACGGCACGCAGGTAACCTTCCCGCTTGCCTATAAGTACGACAACGTCACCGTCAAAAAGAACGGCGTCATACAGACCATAGGGACTGACCAGCAGACCGACCCTGCAACCGTGAACGCTTTATACAACTTCAATGAGAAATTTATTCGCTTCTCGACCGCTCCCGCAAACGGCGACAGCGTGACGGTTTACGGCGATGCGTACATTCCAATTATTGCGCTCGTCCGCGACCAGATCAGCATTTCAACTTACGGCGAATACCAAGCGGCGCTCGTGGACAAGTCGATTGAATCGGTGAGCGAAGCGCAGACGCGAGCGAAGGCGGAATTAAAAAAATACTCGCAGACGGTTTTTGAGTCGAAATTTAAAACCGTCAAAACTGGGCTTCGGGTCGGACAAAAAATTACGCTGAACAGCGCGCTCCGAAGCATCAATAAGGAATTTAAAATCAACCGAATCGTTGGAAAGGCGCGCGGGAGCGACCACATGGAGTACGAGGTCTCGCTCATCGCCTCGGGGCAGATCACCTTCACCGACATTATGGTAAACCTGCTCGGGCAGGACAAGAAAAATATCGTGATTGCGCTCAATGAAGTGCTTCAGCGCCTCGAGTCGTTTTTTGAAAGCGCGACCGTAGCCGAAAGCAAGGCGGCGGATACCATAAAAGACAGCCCGCCTTACAAATGGGGAATCGGATCGTCGAACGATTTTCGTTGGAATTTTGCAACGTGGTCTTAAAAACATGAAGCAAAAAAAGCTAAAAGAGAATAGCGGAATCACTGGAATCATTACGATTCGCAAGTTTCGTGCGGGCACGAAGGAGCTTCTGCAGGAATTGAAATTCCGAAACCTCGTGGTGACGGGCACGGGCGGATACGGCAGAAACATAATCGCGCGGCGGCTTGGATCAGACAACACTTATTCGCTGAACATTACGCACGGCGAAATCGGGACGGGAACGAACGCGCCGACGAACGGAGATACCGCCCTACAAACTCCGACCGTCCGCGTAGCGACCACGCTCGCAATCGTCACCAACAACATTGTGAACCTCCAGTTTTTCTTTTCGGATGCAACGCTTCCCAACGGAACGTACCGAGAATTCGGAACTTTTATCGACGGCACGGCGACGCTCGGATCGGGTCGATTATTCAACCGAGCATTATTTTCAACCGCCTACGCGAAGGCAAGCGGAGAGGACACCACGGTCGAAGTGGAATTCACCGTCAATTAAAAACCATTTTTCAAAAACATGAGATCATCAGCAGTAAACATAGGAGACAACGCTGCGGCAGCGCAGTACAACGACCTGCGGAAGGATGCATTCGCAGCCGCGCACTTGCTTCCGCATGAGCAGGCAACGCCCGACCTTACGCTCAAGGTCGAGTCGGGCATTTCCTTTATAGGAATCACAAAGGTCGTGTTCGCTGGCGGAAACAGCCCGAGCTTTACAGCGCCTACAACCAATCCGCGCATCGACCTTCTCGTAATCGACAGCGCGGGAACTTTGAGTCGCGTCGTCGGCACGGAAGCGGCAAGTCCGAGCGTCCCTACGTACCCGACGGACAAGGTGGTGCTTTGCGAGGTTTTCAACCGCGTGGGGCAAACCACGATCCGCGACACCGACGTAGCGGGACAGGGCTACATCCAACGCGATGCGCGCCCGTTCCTCGGCGGGACTTTCATATCGGACAATTCGCAGGTTGCTGCTGGCGCGAGCATCAGCCCGTCGAAGCTGAATGCGGGAAACGTGGATGCGGACTGGCTGCCCGATGCAGACAACACCCGCAAGCTCGGATCGGCAGCGAGGCGGTGGTTGGAATTGCGGGCAACGAACCTTTACGGCGACGGCGCAAACATCACGGGCATCGCGGTCACGAAACTGGAGGAAAACTACACGGCTGGCGAAGCGATCAACGCAAGCACAACACCCCAAGCCGTCTTCCTGAAGGCATCAGACGGCAAGGTGTGGTTAGCCGACGCGGACTTTGACGAAAACACGTATAAGTTCGTCGGTTTTGTCGGAGGCGGACAAAATGTTTCCGCAAACGCAACGGTCAAAGTTACACTGACGGGCTTGATGTCAGGATTCAGCTCACTGACGGTCGGCGCGAAATATTATGTAAGCTCGACGGCAGGCGCGATCAACACCGCTCCAGCAGGCAATTTTTATGGAGTAGGCATGGCGATAACAGCATCGGTGATTCTGATTCTCCCAACCGATATGAAATCCGCGTCTGGAAGTTCGTCGCGCGGAAGCGGAACGACAAGCGGTACAGACACCATTACCGTTGGCTTCCGTCCGCGACTTATTCTGATGACTATCAATACAACTGCTTCGGACGGAAACGCATTAAACGGATTTTGGTATTTTGCTGACGGAAGCAGCATAGGGTTCAGAACAAACCAAAGCGGCTCATTCTTTGATTTGGGAGCAGGCGGCAATTACGTTACAAGCGGTTTTTCGGACACCGTTCTAAGCATCGGGACTATTACAGAAACGGGGTTTGATTTTTCTTTTTCGCGGGACGGCACATTCGGATCGGCTTTTACCGTTAACATGCTAATTCTTGGCTAACATGATTTTACAATTACTCATCAACAAAAATACAAATCAATTGGACGGCTGGGCAAGCGGCAACATCACGGTTTCCAATCCCGACTGCCGCATTGAGACGGTAGAAATTACAGAGGAAGAACTCAAAAAAACGCAGGACGCTCGCTACGCTTTGACATACGACAGCGAGAATAAAAAGATTTCAATTGCCATGAAGCCAGAGCTTGCTATTCAGCTTCAAACGCGCGAGGAACTAAAAACAAAGGTCAAGGCGGGCACAGCCACATCGCAAGACGTTCAAAAAGCGTTGGAATTACTTCTATGATCGAGGAACTTTTTTTGAAAACCCTGCCAAACCTCGGAGTCGGCGTCGCTGCGGTGGTCGTGCTTTACCTTGTATTTCGGGTCGCCATAGAAGCCCTCAACAAGCGCGACGACGCATTCCAAAAATTCGTGGAAGCCAACAACCACAAATCAATAGAAGTGATGACGGAATGTCGAGACGCGATCAGGGAAGCCGCCGATAACATTCGGCAAAGCACGGAAATCCAAAAACAAGCGGTCGAACACTTAATAAGAGATAAAAAATAACATGCCAACGCTTAACATCATAAAAAAACCGACCCCGAACTTTTGGCGCGGGCGCGACGGGTACAAGCCCGAAGCCATCGTTATTCACATTATGGACGGCTTGCTTTCGGGAACGGATTCATGGTTTGCGTCGCCATCAAGCGAGGTAAGCTCGCACTACGGAATCGGGCAGAACGGCGAAATCCACCAGTACGTCGAGGAAGCGGATTCCGCATGGCAAGCGGGACGCGTTCAAAATCCGTCATGGAGCTTGCTCAAGCCAAGCATTAATCCGAACCGCTACACCATCGGCATCGAGCACGAAGGCAATGCGGGAATCGCATGGAGCGCAGCAATGCGGCAAGCAAGCGCCGCGCTCATCGCCGACATTTGCAAGCGATGGAGCATTCCGATAGACCGCGAGCACATCATCGGGCACTACCAGATCGACAGCGTGAGACGCCCGAACTGCCCCGCATACAACAAGGCGATCATAGGTGAATTGATCGCGCTCGCCAAAACACATCAAAAACCGCAACTGCCCTCGGAGGTCGAGGATGGCATTAAAAAAATAGAGGAAGGTCTCGCATTAATAAAGCGAGCCACGCACTAACATGGAAATTTTGAAATCAGCAAGCAAAACCGTATTCGTCCTGATGGCGATCGCAACCGTTGCCGCCCTTTTCGGGGGTAAGATTTCGGGCGAGCAATTCTTAGTGCTCGCAGGGATGGCATTCTCCTTTTACTTCAGCAACAAGGGAGACGCGAGCCAGCCGTACGCTGGTAAATAACTACAGCTAAAAAGTCAGGCGACTGATCAAAAGGGCGACGTCCTTTAAATTTACAGCGCCGTCGCCGTTGAGATCGGCGTCGGGATTGACTGGCTGGCTACGAATCGGACTCGACCAGTAAAATAAAAGGACGCTCAGATCGACGAGATCAACCCGACCGTCGTCATTAAGGTCGGCTTTTTCTTTTTTGATCGGCTTGACGCGCTCGAGCGGGAGGGCTATTTCCGAGAGCGTCATTTGAGTAACCGCCTCGGATTCGGGAACGCCGAGTAATTGCGCCGTTTCGTTCACCGATCCGTTTTTCATTGCGGAGACCCGCAGGAGATAGACGCCCCGAGGCACGTCGTTAAAAGTAAAAATAAAATGCCCCTCCTCGTCGGCGAGTTTTGCTTGGGAGAATTCGAGTTTGGGAATCCGAGCGGTAACCAAGGCGTCAGGTGCGGTCGTGCCAATTATCGTGATGGGGATGCCGTGATAGGCAAGGGTTTCTGTGGCGAGCAAGATGAGCATGAGAGAGAGAGAGAGAGAGAGAATGCTTTTACTTGCCAAGAACTTTTCATACATAAAAAGGAATCAATACTTAACTTCCTCAAATACAAGGTCATCATTTTTCACGCTAAATTCTACAAACTTTAGTGGGCTACACCTTTGATGATTGTCTGCGTTGAATTTTTTGAAGCTTTCTATAATTTTTTGATACCCGTCAGTTCCATTGTTTTCTATTTTTTTTGAAATCAAAACGGGCTGCACGTCACTCTCCCTGTTTGGGATGTAATATTGTTCGATCCAATCAATGTATCGCTGGATTTGATTCGCATTACGATCGCTTGCCTCAACCGCCTTTAATTCTATTGGCATAATAATTCTTTGCTCATTTTTGAGGATTGAGAGAGCGACATCGATTCGCTGCATGCCCACTCCCACAGAAACCTCATTCCCGAGCCACTCAATATTCCCGCCATTCACAATGGCATCCAAAGTACGATTTAATCCTGTGCCTATATTTTTTACGATGTATGCCTGCAGGTGCGGCTCAAAGGACTTGTCATCATTCAGTTTTGCTATTAACCTCGGCAGGACATTAATTTCTTCCGCCCGCCCCTCGTATTTATTGAGACGTTTTTCTAACGCAATTACTCGCTGCGTTCTTGGATCAAAAGATAATAATTTATTTTTACAATCAAGCTCATTTCGTTCGTTTTTATTTCTTATTAATTGGCAGAGCCGCTCCGATTCGTAGATCGTAATCATCGTATTGCCACGGTTGCCTTTTAGCTTTCTGTAGATCAAGCTCCAAAGCATTTGATTTGGAGATTGAATGTTTTTTATTTCGTCCAGCGCCTCCCATTCCGTAACGCCTTCGGCGTATACTTTATACGGCTCGATAAGAGTTCTAAAGGTTAGAGATTTTCCAAGCCCCGCTTTCAAATACTGCTGATTGTCATTATTGTCAAAGAATGACCAGTCGCTTTTTGCTTTAAAAATTCCAAAAAACTTTCCTTCAGATATTTTTTCTGAGAAGTTTTGCTGCAAATAAAAAATTATCAAATCTCCTTTTCTTACCCTACTTGCATCAGCAATCATGCCAGCCAGCATATTTTCTGTTGTCGAGTGCAATTTTGTCGTGGGATGACCATTGAAATCGACAAAGGTATCCTTTGCTCCCGTTCCAGCAAAAAGATACTCCAAGTGGAGTTTGAAAGTTATCGAATCAACGATAAAAACGTGTGTAGTCATGGCTTTTATTTTTTGAGCTGGAAAATCATTATGTATTCGTGTTTAAAAACATAGAACCCCCCAACCAGCGCCCTGTAACGCCAAAGCTCCTTCTGGCTTCGCTTGCCTCGGGTTTCCTCAAAATTCTTTACGATAATACTTTTGAGCAGATAGCCACGCTTTAGAACCTCATTCATACAATGAAATCCTAAAGGTATCCATTCTCCCTTAGAATATTTGTCACCAATGACCAAAGCGAAGTACCGCCCTTTTTCTAAGTAAGGCGTTGCGTTATCAACGACAGCGCCAAACATTTTCAAAAATTCTTCTGTGGTTGCTGCATTTGAAAGATCATTTTTGCTTTGCGAAAATTTAATTATATCGTGGTAAGGAGGGTGCATAATGAGTAGCTGCACTTTTTTGATCCCGCGCTCCTTTAAAACCTCGGCTACGTCGATTGATCGGCTATCCCCGACAACTACATCAGTGGCAACATTGTGTGGATTTTTTTCTTCTGAAATTAGCTCACTTGCCTTTTTTGCTACTCCTTTGTCCAACTCGATTCCAATCCCGCGCCTTCCGAGCCGACGACACTCAATTAAAGTAGTGCCGCTTCCGACGAAGGTATCCAAAACACATTCTCCTTTTTTTGTATACCGCAGCATTGTTTGATTAGGAATTTGTGGAATAAAATTGCCCCAGTACGAAGCGATGTGAGCGCCCGAATTATCCCTCCTTTCCAACAGCCACAAGCTGTCAGTCAAAATGTTATCGTATTCTTTCCAGCGCAAAAGATTTATGTCGTTGAGTTTGCTTGTCTTGATTTTTTCTACTCCCTTTTTGAGTCGCTGGACATAATATTTAGCGCGCTCAAGCGTCTGCGATTCCAATACTTGATCCAACTCGGAAAGTAGCACGTCTTTTCGTAGAGAGACCCCATCCCCATTGCCATTAATTTTAGTGAGACGCTCATTTTTATTCGGGTTAGTGATGGCGGTTTTCAAAACAACAATTTTATTTTTGAAAGAATCAAAGTCGTTTAGAGTATGGGCTTCATGCAAAGCTTCGGCAAACGTCGCCTTGCTTAAAACAACAGATGCATACGATCGAGATTCTGTCTTTAGATCGCCCAGTGGCAATTGATTTGTATCGATGACTTTCATAGCTATTTAGTAGAATTTATTTTTTTAGCAATTGATTCGATTTTTTTTCGACCGTACATTCTGTAATTATTAAAAGGATTACGCCTTGCCTTAAGTTTACCTTCTTGATCCCAACGTCGCAAAGTAAGCGAACTCACCCCAAGAATATCGGCGGCTTCTTTGATTGTGATAAAGCTCTTCATATGAAAATCTAACCTATATCAACATTGTACACCCCTTCAAAAAAGGAGTAAAGTAAGGGTTGATAAATTATCCCCAAATTGCTAAACTATCGCAATGGTGCACGAAGCATTTCAAAAATTCAAAGGCAATTTAGAGCTCAACGACACCTTCGACGATATCATACAACGACGGCATAATGCCGTCCGCAGCGTGATTGAAAACAACGGAAGCGGTGTGGAGACAAAACTCATCGGGTCGTTGCAACGCCAAACAAGAATACAGCCCAAAGAGGGCGATATTTTTGATATTGATATTTTGGTTGTTCTTGGGAGTTTTGTCCGCTGGCTTCAGGTAGGGGAAACGGGAGGGATTAGTCCGCAAGCAGCTATGGGAGAACTTCGTCGAATTGTCAGCGAGAGCGAGCGGTACGACTCAATGAATCCGCAGCAAGATCAGCCGACGGTTTCATTCAAATACCAAGACAACACGAAGGTCGAATTAGTGCCCGCATACCTCGATCAAATAGGAAGCTCGCCAGACGGCACGCCTCACAGTCCGAAGGGAAGGGCTTATTGGATACCTAAGGATGGGCGATGGGTGTTGGCGGATTACGATCACGACGCCGACCACATAACAAGACACAATAAACTTACGGACGGGTGGCTGATTCCGACGATCAAGATGCTTAAAACAGCCAAACGCGAATACTTCCCACTTTTGGATTCTTTTCACCTCGAGATTATGGCTGCGCACATCGTTCCAGCTGTCGTCGTTTGGTACAAACAAAAAAACGCTTCAATTTCATTCCCTGCTTTGATTACCGATTTTTTCAACTACGCGGGAAGTTATTTGGAAAATCCGATAAAAATTCCAAACAGCCACTCGCCTCATTGTTCATTGGACGCGGCAAAAAAAACTGCGGTTTCAAAAACCCTTGAGCAGATAAAAGACCATTGCAATGGCATAGAAAAGCTGGGGAGCGATACGGCGAAATTAAAAGCATGGCGTGCCCTTTTCGGGGAGGCATTTCCTTCACAGGTATGAGAGAAAAATACGACAAGGAAACTGACAACATCGAGCAAAACTGCACTTACACCGCAGAAGCTCACCACATTATCGCATTGCGCAACAAAAAAAAGAGCACGTGGTTTCAACTTATTCCCGCAATTATCGCGGCGGCGCTTGGCGCTGCGGTGGGAGGAGGTTTTGTCGCAGCGTGGTGGGTATGGCTTAGCGTGGTTTCTGCCACAATTGCTGCGGTCGGAAACGTCCTCAACCCAATGAAGGAATACTACGACAACCTAAATGCGGCAAAAAATTTCACTGCGCTCAAACATGATGCGCGGGCATTACGAGAAGTTTTCGCCTCAAAGATGAGTGAGGAGGAATACACGATCGCGGTGCGAACCTTGCATGATAGGTATAACGATTTATTGAGGTTTGCTCCGCCAACAGACAAAGAATCGTTTGAGGAAGCAAGGGGGCGTGTTAAAGAAGGCATACATAAACCCGATTAACTATGGCTGACTCAAGCAAAAAACTCGAGCGGGATTTTTATGAGCCAGTGAAAAGCTGGCTTGATAAAATTCTCGCCGAAAAATTCACCAGCCGACATTTAGAAATCACAGCGAACGGAGTATTCAGCAACACCATCCAAGCGCAAATTGATAGGCACAGAGATTTGATTTTCGCTTTCCTTAAAAAAGATGCCGCGCCTGACCTTACTGGCTTTGTGAAAAAAGACGCCGAGTCCTCAAAAGAATTTATAGTCGTTGAGGTGAAAGACGAGCCGATCAAGCTCGACGACATTTATCAGACGAGGAAGTACGCGGAATTATTCGACGCGAGATACGCCCTGCTCGTTTCCACGCATGAAATCCCCGAAAAAATACTCAGATTGTCCAAGGTGGTTTACAACCTGCTTTCATTCCCTCCGTACAAAAAAATCGCCCTCGTCCATTTTGCGGACGGCGGAGCGAACGTCACATGGGCTGACGAGAATCCTTTTCTGCAGATTTCGTAGGATCGATGAGCAACCGCTCAATTGTTTCAACTTCTTTTTTGAGATGCTCGAATTGATCGAAGGGAAGCTCCTCGTTTTTGAATTCTATTTTTTGAGAACCGCCAACTTCCAAAAAGAGGCGGCGTTTTTCGTTGCCGAAGTCGTAGAGGATGAGCACGGTAAAAGAACCGCCGACCGCGCCCTCGGTATACCAAATCAAAGTATTTTCGCCCCGCCAAACGTGGGCATTTTTTCGGAGATTTTCAAAGGGATTGATTTTGATTTGAGCCATAGTCGGATGTTAGCATAGCCCCCAAAAAGGTGATAATAAAAGACAACTTGACTTAGCAACGCTTCGGGGCGTTATTTTTATAGGGCGCTTGACTTCAAAAACGGCTTCGACCAGTGTTGTAGGAGACGCCCCAAAGAATGAAATTTTGATAAAATTTTTATGAAAACAAGGTAAGGTCAAGAAAAAGGCGTCCTTGACACCCCCTTGTCAGTATGCGATTATAGAAGAAACTTAATAGAAATTTCTGTCGCCCGAAAGGGTCGAGTCCCGTTAGTCACGGGGCTTGAGGCAAACGACGGGAGGTGCTATAGTGGTAATGACAGACGACGGTCTGTCCCGCCACGTGGCGGCAACGCCCATGTTCGCAAGAACATGGAAACGGCACTAAACCCCCGATTTGCCTCGGCGGGTTTTGTGCTTTTATGGAGTTTAAAGAGGCAATCGAAAAATTCAAAAATTGGAGACAATTCAAAGTAAAGAAGCAAACCGTCAGAGGGTATGATCGGGAGCTTCGCACTTTCTGCCTCTTTTTGCGCAACCCTCAAATTGAGTACATCACTCTTGACCAAGTAATGGAGTACCTCAACGGGATGGCGGAGCTTGGATGGGATCGGAACAGCTTCGTCGGCAAATGCATGGCGCTCCGAAAGTTTTTTGAATTTTACCGACTGCAAGGATACCAAGTGATCGACGAAAACCTGATACCAATACCGAGCAAAGAATACAAAATCCCGCGCATCGCCGACGAGGATGGTTATAAAAAACTCCTCACTGCGATACCAGCAAAGACCAACGATCCAAGGCACATCCGCAACTTGGCAATCATAAACCTATTGTGGGATACGGGAGCGCGAAACGGCGAAGTTTTATCGCTCGACATAGGAGACCTGCAAATGGACAAAAGGAGGGCAATAATTCGAACGGAGAAATCCAAGGGCAGGCGTCCCATTCGAGAGATTTTCTGGACGGCTGACACTCACGGAAATTTAGTGTCCCCCTTTGGGAGCAAACCCCTCGCCTTTAGGCGATCCTTTCAAGAAGATGGGCTGTAGTATAATATGGAACTATGCTACTGAACCGTAAG